GGGCCGGATCGTCGAAGTTTTCGGCCCTCCGGGAATCGGCAAATCTCACATAGCAATTCAAGTAGCCAGATCGACCCAGCAGATGGGAGGCATTGTGGTCTACATAGACACGGAGAATGCCACGTCGGTCGAGAATTTATCTCTTCTAGGTGTAGACATCACGAAGAGGTTTGTTTATGTCGATACCCACTGCACCGAAGAGGTGCTCTCCATTGCAGAGTCGACGATCCTTAAGGCAAAAGCGATGGACAAAGACGTTCCTATAACGATCATTTGGGATTCCGTGGCTGCTTCGTCTCCAAAGGCAGAACTCATCGGTGACTATGACAAGGAAACCATCGGCCTGCAAGCCCGGGCGATATCGAAAGGCATGCGTAAGATCACGGGTGTGATTGCTAATCAAAACGTTTTGTTTTTGATCCTGAATCAAATTCGTACGAAGATTGGAGTCATGTATGGAGACCCCACGACTACACCCGGCGGAAAAGCAATACCGTTTCACTCGTCAGTGCGGATAAAACTCGGCGCCGGCCAGCAGATTCAAGATAAAAATAAAAACGTCGTTGGGATCCATGTTACTGCTAAGACGATTAAAAACAAAGTATCAGCGCCTTTTAGAGATTGCAAGTTTGAGATCCACTTTGGAGTTGGCATCAAAGAACATGAGCAAGTGTTTGATGAACTTCGTAAGCATGGCAAAGAAACCATCGACGGTTATGAAGTTTCCGTGTCTGGAACGGGGACGTGGAAAGTATTAAAAGTGGAGAAGGCAGAAACGGGGGAGACTGTTCTTGAAAAGAAGTTTTATAAAGCTGATTTTGATAAACTCTTAAAGGATCCTCAATACTCTAAATACCTAGACGCTCTTCTTAATCGGGCCATGGTTAGAAAAATGAGTACTTCCGATGGCATCGCGATTGATGCTGAGGCTTATGAAGAGGTGAGAGCGCTTTCTTTGGAGCTTGAATCAGACCTCATTGATCCGGAGGGGTAATTGATTTCCCGGCCAATTCTTATCATTGATGGCCTGAATTTTTTCATGCGACATTACATTGCCAATCCTAGCATGAGCGACCATGGCGAGCCAGTTGGCGGAATCGTGGGTTTTATGAAGGGAGTATGGCATCTGTGTGATAGGATATCCCCGTCTCGCGTTGTGATAGCATGGGAAGGCGGAGGTTCCCCAAGGAGGCGAGCCATTCTCAAAAATTATAAAGAGAGCCGCCGACCGGCAAAGCTCAACAGGTTTTACGAAGACGACATCCCAGACTCTGTCCAGAACAGGAGCGGCCAAGTTGCTAAAATTATCGATCTCTTAAAAACAGTCCCGGTAACTCAGTTGTATGTCGCAGACTGTGAGGCTGATGACTTGATAGCTTACTTAGTAAAATACACGTTTTGCGACGATCGATGCGTCGTAGCATCATCCGATAGGGATCTGTATCAGCTGCTTTCTAAAAGAGTAATACAGTGGTCACCTGGGCAAAAAAAATATATTACCATAAAAACTTTAATCGAGAAATATGGGGTGAGTGCTACTAATTTTTGTACCGCGCGCGCCTTTGTAGGCGATGGCTCTGATAAGATCGATGGGGTCCCTCGTGCAGGTTTTGCATCGTTAGCTAAAAGATTTCCAGAGTTGTCTGGAGACGAATTTGTTTCTGTTGAAACCCTCATAAATACGGCTAGAGATCGCTTACAGGAAAAAAAGCTTAAGTTGTTCGAAAACATGATCGAATACGAAGAAATCTCGCGACGAAATTGGAAGCTGATGTATTTAGATACAGTGAACTTATCTGCTGATCAGATTAAAAAGCTGGAACATTCAATTGAAAATTTTTCATCTTACGCTAATAAAATGTCCCTTGCAAGATTAATGTTACGTGAAGGTATTTCTAACTTTGATATTGATGCTTTTTTCGCGTCCGTCAACGCCTGTAAGGGATAAAATAAATGGTAGATAGAGAAGTGATCCAAACAGATTACGCCACCCCACACTTCAGCACGTACGGCAAAGCTTTTCAAGAAAAAATATTTCAAAGTCTAATGACGGACAAACCATGGGCCACCCAAATGGTTGAAATAATGAACCCATCCTTTTTTGATGTTCGTTATTTGCAGTACCTCTCTGAGAAGTACTTCACCTACTTCCAACAATACAAGTGCTTTCCATCTTTGGGGTTATTGGTAACCATCGTAAGAGATGACCTAACTGACAACGACGACATTATTCTCAGGGATCAGATAGTGCATTTTTTGCACAGGATCAAAGCCAGCACTGATTTAGCTGATCTTGCATTTGTCAAAGATAAGGCACTAGATTTTTGTCGCAAGCAAGCGTTTAAAGACGCCTTAGAAGAAGCTGTTGATCTCATTCAAACTGAAAAATTTGAGAGCGTTCTATCTCTCATGAAAAAAGCAGTTTCGGTCGGTCTTCCCTCTAGTTCCGGCCACGATTTCTTTGAAGATGCCGAGGCACGATTCGTAAAAGTCAACAGGCAAGTGTGTCCCACTGGCTTGCCGCGCTTGGATGCTCACGACGTTTTGCGGGGAGGCCTGGGCCGCGGCGAGATGGGCGTGGTAACAGCAAACACTGGTGTTGGTAAAAGCCACTGGCTAGTTGCGATGGGTGCTAATGCAATGAGAGCGGGAAAAAACGTTTTGCACTATACGTTCGAACTCACCGAATACGCAGTGGGTTTACGTTATGATTCCAACCTGTGTAATGTGGCATCTAACAACGTACAAGATCGTAAAGAAGAGGTGCTCAAACAATACGAAGAGATGGAACTAGGAAGACTGATCATAAAAGAGTATCCTACGGGAAGTGCTTCTTCTATAACTCTTCGAAATCATGTTGAAAAATTAATGCTAAAAGGATTCGTTCCGTCTGTCATCATCATAGACTACGCAGACATCATGCGTTCGACCAAAAGTTACGACTCCCTACGGCACGAGCTTAAGTTGATCTATGAAGAATTAAGAAATATGGCTATGGATCTGAGGGTTCCGATATGGACAGCCTCCCAGGCCAATCGGGATTCCGCTAACTCTGATATAGTTGGGCTAGAAAACATGTCTGAAGCTTATGGCAAGGCAATGGTAGCCGACGTTGTCATTTCGCTCTCTAGGAAAGCGATTGAAAAATCTACTGGAGCAGCACGGCTTTTTGTTGCAAAAAACAGAGCTGGAAAAGATGGTTTAGTTTTTCCTATTCACATCGATACTTCTAAGAGTAAATTTGATATTATCAACGAGAGCGCACTCACCCTAGACGAGGCAGTAAATCAAAGTAATGGAGACATGAAGGAATTACTGAGGAAAAAATGGAAGGAAGTGGGCCATGATTGAATCCGTTAAGTTGAGTTTGACAGATCGGGGTGCCGCTGTGCTGCACGCGCATGGCATAACTCCAGAATCCTATGGCACCGCTTATGACGGAGAATCCGCCGGGCTGGATCTATATAACGCTGGAGACGACGCCCAAGTTATGGGCAGGACTAAGTGGTCGGTATTAGGAGAGCAACCAATACTACTCCCTACCGGAGTCAAAATCGATGTTCCTGCAGGCTGCGTCGGATTGATCCGTGGAAGAGGAAGTATAATACATACCGGATTAGTAATTCGCGGTGGCGTTATCGATCCAGGATATACTGGAGAGATTTTTGTTAATCTTGTCAATATTGGAGAACGAGATACGAACATCCCTGCTGGAGCCAAATTGCCACTGCAGTTAGTAATAGTGCGATGCTTTACGGATTTTAGAGTAATAAGCAATTTAGAATTCTTAGAAGAGACCAAAGGATACAAGAGGCAAGCCGGTATTGTCGGCAGTTCGGATCAACAGATTCAGGCTGTCGAAGGCGAAGAGGGCGAGTGAATTTTTGAGTCTGTGGAGACAAGTGGATGTCAAAAACTTTTGATCAAGTTTACGAAGAGAGCTTGGAGTACTTTCGTGGCGATGAGTTAGCAGCTTCAGTCTTTGCCACCAAGTACGCGTTACAGGACGGCGAAGGCAATTATATAGAATCCAATCCGGATCAAATGCACCATCGTTTAGCAAAGGAATTTGCTCGGATTGAACAGGGGTACGATAACCCCATGGGAGAAGATGAGATCTATGGGCTACTCAAGGATTTTTCTTTTATAGTCCCCCAAGGATCCCCGATGGCGGGAATCGGAAATCCTCACCAGATTCAATCTCTGTCTAATTGTTTTGTGGTTGATTCCCCACAAGATTCGTATGGAGGTATCCTTAAAACTGATCAAGAACAAGTACAAATCATGAAGCGCCGGGGCGGCGTGGGGTTTGACATTTCTACCATCCGTCCCACCGGCCTACCGACTTCGAATGCTGCAAAGACTACTGATGGTATCGGTGTTTTCATGGAGCGATTTTCTAACTCCTGTCGAGAAGTAGCACAGGGCGGCCGCCGCGGCGCACTGATGTTGACAGTTTCTGTGCATCATCCGGATATCAGAACATTTATCAATATCAAACGTAATCTGACAAAGGTGACGGGGGCCAACATTTCCATCCGTCTTACCGACGAATTTATGGAAGCTGTGGAGCAGCGCCAAGACTACGAACTTCGATTCCCGGTCGAGCCTGACGCTGAACGGATGGTCTCTGAGTGGACCTCGGCGCGAGTACTCTGGGATGAAATTATAGAGTCTGCTCATGCGTCTGCAGAGCCGGGCTTGCTTTTTTGGGATAATATTTTAAAGTATTCCCCCGCTGATGCTTACAAGGACGACGGTTTTCACACGATTAGCACCAATCCGTGCAGCGAAATAACCCTCTCTGCTTATGATAGTTGCCGGTTGTTGTTATTGAATCTAACTTCTTTTGTTCGTAATCCATTTACCCAGAACGCGACGTTCGATTATCGAGATTTTAGTGAAAAAACGATCAAGGCGCAGCGCCTTATGGATGATCTCATCGATCTCGAGATTGAGTGTGTTGATCAGATATTAGAAAAAATAGCCGTCGATTCTGAGGCCGAGGAAGTTAAGCGCACTGAAGTCAACTTGTGGAAAAAGATCCGACACGCGGCGCTTCAAGGCCGCCGCACAGGACTAGGCATAACTGGTTTAGGAGACACTCTGGCCATGCTTGGATTACAATACGGGTCTTCTGAAAGCATCAGAGAAACGGAGGCTATATATCGCCAGCTAGCAGTATCTGCCTATGAATCTTCGTGTTATCTAGCGCGAGAACGCGGCGCATTTCCAGTTTATGATTTCGAGAAAGAAAAAGGTAACCCCTTCATCGAGCGTCTGTTTAGCACCTCTCCGGAGCTCCGGGGTTTACATAAGCGCTACGGGAGACGAAACATTGCTTTGACAACTACTGCGCCCTGTGGTAGCGTTTCTACGTTGACTCAAACCACATCTGGGATAGAGCCGGCTTTCATGCTAAAGTACACTAGGCGTAAAAAAATTAATCACGACAATCCAGAAGCAGCGGTTGATTTCATTGACGACCTAGGAGATCGCTGGCAGGAATTCGAAGTATATCATCACGGTTTCAAGCAATGGATGGATGCTACCGGAAAAACTGGTGTCGCAAATAGTCCTTATGCAGGATCTACAGCTAATGAAATCGATTGGGAATCGGCTGTCGACCTCCAAGCCGCGGCTCAAAAATGGGTGTGCCACGCTATTAGCAAAACTATTAATTTGCCGAACGACGCATCGGCCGAAGAAGTTCAGAAGGTGTATTGGCGAGGCTGGAAAAAGCACCTTAAGGGGGTTACTGTATATCGAGATGGCTGCAGGGCAGGAGTACTAGTTGCAGCTAAAGAAGATCCAAATGATCAGCGCTTTAAATCGCATAGCGCGCCTAAACGGCCTGATACGCTTGAGTGCGATATTCACCACGCAACAATCCAGGGCGAAGCCTGGACGATTTTGGTCGGTTTGATGGATGAACGTCCATATGAAATCATGGGTGGGTTGCAGCAATACATCGAGATTCCCAAGAAGCACAAGCAAGGCGAGTTGATAAAGCACCCGTACAAGACAAAAGATTCCAGATACGATTTAGTGATTGACAAAAATGGCGATCAATTGGCAGTAAAAGACGTCGTAAAGGTATTTGACAACCCTAATCATTCTGCTTTTACGAGAATCATTTCGTTGGCTTTGCGGCACGGCGCATCTATACAGTACGTAGTCGAGCAGCTGCAAAAAGATAGAGAAGCAGATATGTTTTCGTTTGCTAGGGTGACAGCTAGGGTTCTAAAAAAATATATCGTCAATGGTACTAAAGTCAGCATACAAGCGTGTCAAAATTGTGAGTCGGAAGGTTCGCTGATATACCAAGAAGGCTGCATGATGTGCACTTCATGCGGTTACAGTAAGTGCAGCTAATAAATGGGGCGCCTGGACTCTACTTATGATTGTATCAAGCCTTGTGTTTGCTGCAGTAGTAGTTTTTCAAGAGAGGGCGCTTCAACGAGATGAAACATAAGATTACGATTTCTCCACTCTTGAAAGAAGTGGAGTTGCGAAAGCCGCCCGTCATTATTCGCGTAAACAAGTTCACAGAAGATGCAGCAAAAAAATTCGCCAACGAAGTAGCTCAGGCACATAATACTGGCCAAGATATTATTCCGATTGTTATCGACTCTTATGGTGGCCAAGTCTATTCGTTGATGGCCATGATAGCTGCCATTAAGAATGCAGAGTTACCAATTGCAACCATCGTGGAAGGTAAAGCGATGTCTTGTGGTGCCATTCTTTTTTCATTTGGCACTGATGGCCATCGTTACATGGACGCGCATGCCACGCTAATGATTCACGATGTATCTTCCATGGAGATTGGAAAGGTGGAAGAGATAAAAGCGTCGGCCGAAGAGACGGAAAGGCTTAACCAATTAGTCTATAAGATGATGGCAAAAAACTGTGGTCATACCCCCAAGTACTTTCTCAATTTAGTTCACGAGCGTGGCCACGCTGATTGGTTTTTAGATGCCAAAGAGGCCAAGGAGCACGATTTAGCGAACCACTTGAAGCTTCCCACACTCTGTGTTGATATCGACGTAAAGATCAAAATGAAATGAGTGAGGAGGGGCACGTTAAACGAGTCTCGCTCTATGATGATGGCATCGGATCCGTAGAATATGTGGACCACATGGGAGACGATCTGACGATCGTCAATGCTGCCCGTGTCTCCTTCGGTAAGCATAAAAGTGCTCTGGATGATCGCGACAAAAAACTAATTGACTATCTGGTGAGGCACAAGCATACGTCCACCTTTGAACACAACGTAGTAACACTCAGATTTGTAGTACCGTTGTTTGTACGTAGCCAACATCATCGGCATAGAACTTGGTCTTATAATGAAATCTCCAGACGATATACTGATATTGACATTCGGTTTTACGAGCCTGAGAGATTGCGCGCACAGAGCAAATCTAATCGACAAGCATCCACTGAAGGGAAATTCTTGCCTTTTATCAAGAAACGATTGGGATATGCTTCTACCATCATTAAAAGGCACCATAAAAAATCGCTCAAACTCTATGAAGATCTTCTCACTGCAGGCGTATGCAGAGAACAAGCCAGAGGAGTTCTCCCCCAGAACCTCTATACTGAATATTACGGCACAGTAAATCTGAGTAATCTTCTCAAGTTCATTGACTTGAGGATGCATCCTGGGGCCCAATGGGAAATCCAGAAAGTTGCGGAAGGGTGTCTACTTATTGCCGAGGAACTTTGGCCCATCGCGGTCGAAGCATATAGGAGTACGAAGTGCCAAGCGTAAAAGTTCGTGGATACATGAAGCCAGCATCATCGTTTCATACGCTAAGTGAATGGGAGCACGTGGTCGATCACCTCTTGAACTTCCAAGGCCAAGGGTTAGACTCGCGCGGTGGGCAGATGAGTTGTAAACACCCCCAAATATGTAACATTCAAGATTTTGATAATTTTCTTGAGCTGGTTACGGAATACTTTGGTTATCAACTCCACAATGAGGTGCAGCGGTGGGATTTATTGACTGAGAAGAATGTTTTGGATTTTGTTGAAGATTTTGTCAATCACAGGTTTTGGACGTTTGAGAAAGAATACGGCAGTTACTTTCCGGATATCACTAAGCTAAAATTTGCTTATTTTTATTCTCGCGGCGATATGGAGCCTTATGTGATGCTCGACGAAGAGTTTACTCAACAGGTTTACGGCACTGTTTATAATCCCAAGCAATTAAATCATTACACGACTGAGTCCGGTGCTCGACGGTTAATCGATTCCATAGCTGCCGGGATAGAATATGACATATCTAGCTTCACAGTGATGGAACGGCCGTTTTTCCGCAGTGAGTCTGTTGTATTAGTTCAATTCATCGGTAACGTCCGCGCAGGATTCAGGAGCGATATAAAATCCATGGCACTCGATAATGGTCGACGCGCCTGCAATATGTATCGATTGGGTTATCCTGGGCGTGGGATTGACAACTTGTGTTATGAGTTGGATTCTTGTGATGCCAAGGTAGAGACCAGTCTGTGGAACGAGTATATAGCGACTCCGATCGAAATAATTTCTGTCAACAGTAGATTGTAAATCTGGCATTATTTTTTAAAATTCATTATGCATGAGTTTTTCCTTGATCTAGCTTGGAAGCCGCCTAAGTCGCCTATAGGCATGTTGCAAGAAGATTTATGGCCTGACACTTGGAAGATCTTAGTGGCATGCATCCTGCATAACCAAACAGCTAGAAAACAAGTCGATAGAGTCTACCCAGCATTATTTGATAGGTACCCGTCTGCTAGAGTAATGTCAGAAGCAGAACCAGGTGAATTGGCAGAGCTGCTGAGGCCGCTCGGCCTGTACAATCGTCGCAGTAAATCACTGATTAGATTCTCACAAGAATTTGACTCCATGGACTGGCATATGCCTTCTGAGTTGTATGCATGTGGCGAATACGCAGATGATTGCTATAAGGTATTTTGTTTGGGAGACTGGGAGCGAGTCGTTAGCGACGACGGTTCTTTAAAGCGATACATAGAGTGGCTAAAAAGTGAAAAAGATGCCTGAGGGGCCCGAGGTAAAAAAGAATTCTAACTCGTTAGCTAGATCGATCTCTGGCAAGAAAATCATCGAAGCTTCCGTGATCTCCGGCCGGTATACTAAAAATGAGTTGCCTGGTTTAGAGGCGTTTCGTAAGGAATTGCCTACGAAAACGATTGGTGTGGGGTGCCATGGAAAGTTTATGTTCGTTATTTTTAATAATGACTATAATCTATGGTGCACATTTGGGATGAGCGGCCGATGGTCAGAAAACCCCACCAAGCATGCCCGCTTTAAAATGAGCTTTGAAGAAGGCCCAGAAGTCTTCTTTAACGACATAAGAAATTTTGGAACGCTGAAATTAGTAAAAGGAAGGAAGGCGCTCGTGTCCAAGCTCAGTTCTTTAGGCCTAGATCTGCTAAGTGATGATGTTGATCCTAAGCAGTTTTTAGATCGAGTTAGAAGCAAGGACGGCCACAATATCTGTAAAGCCGTGATGAATCAATCGATCTTGGCAGGCGTGGGCAACTACATTAAAGCAGAAGCGCTATGGATGGCTAAAATGGATCCCCGGCGCACAGTCTCAGAGTTTGAGGATTTCGAATTGCTGAACCTAAAAGAATGCATTGAACAAGTCATGAGGTCTTCTTTTGAGCACGGAGGAGCAACTTTTTTGACTCATAGGGATTTTTCTGGTTATAGAGTGGGATACAGTGAGAGGTTCGTTTGCTATAATAGAAAGTCCGATGCAGAAGGAAATACTGTGGAAAGAATAAAAACACCTGATGGCCGCACGACCCATTGGGCCCCGATCCGCCAAGGAGGACACTAATGAAAACCGTAAAACTTGATGACACTACTATTGCTCAAATTGTGAAATTGATCCAATTGGGTATTTTGACCGGTACAGACATTTCGGATCAACTCCGCACTCTGGAACTGGTAGTAAAAGACGGAAGGGTGATACCGTCCCCAGAGTTCATGGACGTTTTTGAGCAAAACATACAAGCTATGCAGGCTGTTGCTGATCACTCTGCGGACGTAAGCTCTGATTGATTCAGGCGTTGTCTCCTGAGCATCAACAAACTATACGCAAGAGGATTTTGGAGGCTGCTAAAACTCTGGAGGGCAGGCTCCCGGACCATCCCAAACACCCTCAAGGGAGAAATCCGTATGCTCACATTCCAAAAGTGATCAAGGATTCTACAGGCGGCATATCTTATAAAGAACTGCCGGACGAAGCCTTTGAGTTGGTGATGCAGTTGATTCAGTATTGTGAAGAAAACCCTTTTTAGACAAGTTTTGCGCAAGATACAGCTGTAATCATACCTGGATCCAGGTATGATGTTTAAGCAACCTAACGTCTCTAAAGGGCATATAAGTGTCGTCACATTCATCTAAGAAAGATCTGATTTTACCCGATCGCTTCGCCGGACTACATTCCCACTCAGGGTTTAGCACGTTCGATGGTTTGGGCTATCCGAGCGATCACATGGATTTTTGCCTTCAAAACGGCACAGATGCATGGGCGCTCACCGATCATGGCCACATGAACGGTTTTGCATACGCTTATTTGCATGCCAAAAAGATGAAAGAGGCAGGCCACGATTTCAAGTTCCTGCCAGGCAGCGAGATGTATGTGCATCCGGATCTAAACCTATGGGAGACTGATTACGAGTTACGACGAGCCCAAAAGCGAGGGGACGCTGCAGCGATCAAAAAGTTGTCTGAGGAGAGGGAGAAGCTGGCAACGTGTGTCGAAGCGGTGACCGATGCCAACGATGAGATCTTGGACGTCGGTATCGAAGATGCAAGCCTCACAATAGAAAACGAAGAAGAGACGAAGTCGGGAAAGTTCTATGATCCCATCAAGAGGCGTCATCACATGGTCGTCCTGCCTAAGACATCAGTCGGTCTCGAGAGACTATTTGGGCTCGTGTCAAAGGGATACCTGGAGGGGTTCTACCGTTTTCCTCGTGTCGACTACAAGATGCTCAAGGAGGCAGCCCAGGGTGGCCACCTTCTCATTACGACTGCATGTCTAGGCGGCCCGATGGCATATGAGGTTTTCAGGTATCTGCAGCAAGTCGAATTTGACGAATTGAAGCCAGAACTGTTGGACGATGGAAGCCTGATGGAGAAGATCATGCTCGGCATCGGGAACGTATACGATCAGCTCACAGATGCCGTCGGCCGGGACAATGTTTGCTTGGAGCTCCAATTCAACAAGCTCAGTGCCCAGCATCTAGTAAATCGGGCTCTCATGGAGTTCGCTCAAAGGACTAACACAGACGATCGATTGATCGTTACGTGCGATAGTCATTACGCTCGTCCTGAACATTGGAAAGAGAGGGAGCTGTACAAAAAGCTCGGTTGGCTCAACTATAAAGATTACGATCCGAGTGCGCTGCCTCAATCGGAAGAAGATCTCAAGTGCGAACTTTATCCTAAGAATGCAAAGGGAGTCTGGGAGTCGTATCGTACCACTACTGAGGGCATGGAGTTCTATTGTGATGACATCGTGCGGAGTGCGATTGAGAGAACGCATGACATTGCACACAATGAGATCGATGAAATTCACCCTGATTGTTCTATGAAGTTGCCGTCTTACGTCATCCCTAAAGAGAAGACGGCAGATCAGGCACTCATGGAGATGGCCAAATCTGCGTTGGTAGAAAGAGGCCTCCACACAGAGCCTGCATATGTAGCACGTACTGTTTCTGAATTGAAGGTCATCAAGGAAAAGAAGTTCTCTGAGTATTTTTTGACGATGAAAAAGATCATCGACGTGGCATGGCAGAAGCAGATCGTCGGGCCCGGGCGTGGATCTGGAGCCGGCTCGCTCGTCAATTACTTGCTCGGTATCACTAACATAGATCCGCTCGAGTACGGCCTGCTCTTTGAGCGCTTCTTGGACCCGCTTCGAACTGAATACCCAGACATTGATACGGATGTCTCTGACAGAGACAAGCTCATCGATCAACTTCGAGACGAGTTCGGCACTGAAAATGTGGTGCCCATTTCCAATTACAACACCTTCAAGCTAAAGTCGCTGATCAAAGACGTTTCTCGGTTTTATGGGGTGGAATTCAAGGAAGTCAACATTGCGTTGTCTACTCTGGAGAAGGACGTCGCCCGAGGCCGTCGAGCCATGCCTGAAGATGACGTCAGCTTTGACATCACTCTCGAGGAGGCGCTACGGTATTCTGAGCGCACGCGTGACTTCCTAGAGAAGTACCCGGATATTCTCGAGCCGATCAACGTTCTCTTCAAGCAGAACAAGAGTTTGGGGCGTCATGCTGGTGGAGTCATCGTATCAGAGAGGATCGCTGAACGGATGCCGCTCATCGTCACGAAGGGCGAAGTGCAGACGCCATGGATCGAAGGCATGACGGCGAAGCACTTAGAGACCTTTGGGTGGGTCAAGTTCGATCTGCTAGGATTGGAGACACTGCGCATCATCGAAGGCGCCATCGGGCGCATCCTCAAGAAGGAAGGCAATCAGAATCCTACTTTCGAAGACGTCAAGGCATGGTACCAAGAGCACATGGATCCGAAGAAGATGGATCTGAAAGATCCAGAAGTCTATAGGAACGTGTATCACGAGGGCCGATTTGCCGGAGTCTTCCAATGCACACAGAAAGGCGCGCAAAAGCTCTTCCAAAAAGCCAAGCCAGAATCCATCATCGATATTGCAACGTTGACATCGATATATCGTCCAGGCCCCTTGAGTGCCAAGGTGGATAGAACTTACATCAACGCTAAGCAGAACCCAGAGTCTGTGGAATACGGGCATGAACTGATCAAAGAGGTGCTGGAGCCGAGCTATGGTTGCATCGTCTTCCAAGAGCAGGCGATGGCTTTATGCAACGTAGTTGCCGGCATTCCAAAGATAGAACTCAACAAGATTCGCAAGATGATGAAGCCGAGCTCGGGCGGCGATGAAAACGTAGTAAATGCCCGCGCGCTCCAGGAGAGGTTCATTAGCGGAGCTATAGAAAATGGCATCAACAAGGGCATTGCACAAGAGCTCTATGAGAAGATCCTCTATTTTGCCGGCTACGGATTCAATGCATCGCATGCAGTGTCTTATGCTTTTATCTCATACTACTGTGCTTGGATGCTTACTCATTACGAAGAAGAATGGCTTACTGCTTACCTCGAGGCTGCGTCAGGAAGTCCAAAGAAGTTGGCTAAGGCCCTCTCTGAAGTTAAGGCGTTAGGGTACAAAATAGCTCGTGTTGACATTAATAAATCAGACACGACGTGGGTGTGTACGGAAGACAAGGCTTTCGTGCCTTCCTTTTCTTCTTGCAAAGGCATAGGAAATGCTGCAGTCTACGAGATCATGCAAAACAGACCGTATAAGAACGTCGAAGATTTGCTTTGGAGTGAGGATGGTAAGTGGAAGCACTCGAAGCTCAATAAGCGCGCCATGTCGGTCCTTATCCAGCTACGCGCTTTCGATTCCATGGATCTAAAAGCCCACTTTGATTCTTACAAGCATTTTCACGATGTGGTCATCGATCACTGGGATAAACTCAAGAAGAGCACCAAGAAGGATCCCTTTCGAGGCATGAATTTCATGAAGGAGTTGCTACTGGAAGGTGGCGATACCAGCGAGTGGACCATGTCCGAAGTGGCAAGTAACAGCATGAACCTGCTAGGCACAGTGAACGTTGAGATGCTTCTCCCGGCAGAATTTTTGGAGAAGTTGCAAGAGAAGGGCGTCAAGTCGATCGACGAGTTCTCAGGCGAAGACATTTATTGGGTGCTTTGCCTGAAGGCTATTTCGAAGAAGACCAAAAACGGCAAGCCTTATTTGCTCATAGAAGTCTTGGGCAACTCAGGTAAGAAGCACAGGGTATTCTGTTGGAACACCCCTAAAGATGCGACGCTCTCCCCTTACTCGGTCCTGGCAATACAGTTGCAGAATGGAGACTTTGGGTTTTTCACAAATTGGAGAAAGGTACTTGAACTTGGCAACAACTAGTGATAAAATAAATGATATGAAGTTTGATTCGCTAGACTCGGCTTTTAAATCGCTGCTGCACAAAGTCAATTATTTTGGCGAAGAAGTGAACAGCCGAGGAAGTAAGCAGAAAGAGCTTCTATTCCAGCAGTTTGAGATCGCAGATCCCACAGAGCTGATGATTCACTCTAAGGCCAGGAAGTTTTCTTCCACTTATGCGATCGCAGAATGGCTCTGGTATTTATCGAAAAATCCTGCTGTCAATAACATCGGCAAACTGGCCAAGATATGGGAGCAGATCCAAGACGAAGACGGAGAAGTTGAGTCCAATTACGGCGTATATCTTTCTGCTCAGTGGGAATGGGCTATCGACGAGATGTTGGGCGACAACGATACACGTCGCGCGACGATTGTCATAAATCAGCCGCACCACAAAGGGAAGAACAAGCTAGATTATCCGTGTACCCAATATCTGCAATTTTTCATTCGTAATAACAGCCTACATCTAGGTGTTGCGATGCGATCCAACGACATCATCTTTGGTTTTTGTAACGATGTTTTCACATTTGCGCTCTTCCAACAACTGATGCTCAACGAATTGAACGAGAGAGGGGCAGGCGTCAGCCTAGGCTCCTACCATCACCACGCTGGCAGCTTGCATCTGTATGAACGGCATTTTGAGATGGCGACAAAGGTTTTAACTGAAGAACCGGTTAGTCCCCCATCAAACACTCGCCGGTTCGAATTAAAGGCTGGCTGGACTTGGGAGAAGCTGCTAAAAGAAAGGAAGTTTCTGCCGAAAGAAGACATGGAAAAAAGTGACATAAACAACTTTGCTGCATGCAGAAAAAAGGAGCTGTTCTTTGAACATACTAGATAGAGCAAACGAGATCGTCAATAAGCGGTCCGAAGAGAAAGCCAGGCAGTACGGCCCGTTTTCGGAGGGCATGGAGAGGGCAGCAAGCATTGCTCGTGGCATGACTGGTAAGGATTTTACGGCTGCAGACATGTACGCTGCATTGGTCGCCCTCAAGCTTTCTAGACATTCGTACTCTTATAGAGAAGACAATTTACTGGATGCATGCGCTTACATTGGTGCATTGGACAATTACATCAAGGAGAAGGCCGATGAGGATCACGAAGGTCCGGAAAGTAAAGACACCGACTAGGGGCACACCACAATCAGCAGGGCTGGACTTTTATGTCCCTGAGGATTTTAATCGTGCTTGCATCGGTGTCGGCGAAAAAGTGTTCATACCGAGTGGTATAAAAGCTAATGTACCAGAAGGGTATGCATTGATCGCTTTTAACAAGAGCGGCATTGCTCTCAAAAAGTCACTGTTCGTCGGTGCGTGTGTCGTCGATGAGGATTACCAAGGGGAGATCCATTTGCACGTCGTCAACGTCGGTGACAAGACGACTATGATCTCGCCCGGAGAAAAACTCGTCCAATTGGTGCTACTTCCCGTGTTATATGATACAATAGAGGTGGTCGAGGAATCGGAACTCTTCGAGCAGGCGACCATCCGTGGTCCTGGCGGCTTTGGTTCCACTGGTCTATTTTAGGAGTAAGGATGTCTGTAATCGTTAGCCCTATTACCACTCATGCAAATCGTACCACGAGTCATCGTACGGGTTGGGCTCGCATGTGGGGAAAATGCTTAGGAGCTGAACTAGCTTTTAAAAGAGACTGGTCAAATGAAGAGATCGTCTACTTCGAACATGGCATGGAGTTTAAGGAGAAATCCAAGGGCGTCAATGTATTCCTTAAGGACCATAAGTCATGGGACGCTTTAGCCGCTAAGGCAAAGCAGATCCAGAACTTTTCTGGGCAACTCTTCTCCTTAGATATTGATTGCCCTGATTATGGCCAGCGACTCCATTGCCGTGTGCGGCCGCACTCTTCTCCTGCTTACAGGCAGCTGGATTTTGCTAAGATTTCCAAGGTTTGTGCTTCCGCAAAGACAGTTAGGCAGCATGATCAAGATCAGAAAAGCTTGGTGTTAGGAGACTCTCATGCTCTAGCAGCTTGGCGTCCCGATGCTTATTTGACCAGACTGGATGGCCAGACCCTGAACGGCGCACTGAACTTAGGTTTTTCGGATTGGATAGAAGAATATACCCACGGCTCAAACCCTAGTGAGCTACTCTCTATTCGAACCTACTTTGGTAACATCGACATCAGGCACCACGTCTGCCGCCTAGCAAAGAGTGCTTCTGAACAGAGGCAGATGGCGGTGGATTTGGCTGACCGATATCTAGCAGAGCTTCTTCGATGCAAAGAAGCTTATGAATTGGAAACGGTCGAGGTCGTTGCTGCGCTACCGATTGAAAATGAGAGTCGTCGATTACCGAAGACGGGTTACTATAAGGGCCAGCCTTTTTGGGGTTCATGGAGAGAGCGTAACGAAGCCAAGAAGGCATTCAACGACGCACTTCGACACCGATGCACCTTTTTGGGGTTTGAAGTGATCGAATGGCCGAGGTACTTCATCAACGAATTTAGCGAACTAGATTTTGGTGTCATGGAAAAACCACGTTCCGTGCACATTTCCCCAGAACACTATCTATGGAGCATTTGAGTGTCAGACAGGATTAAATTTAACAAATACTTTGATGATTTCCTGCAATATACTGCCAAAGCGAAGCTAGTCCAGAAGGAGTGCAACCTAGGCGGCATGTCTTACATTGGTTCGTGTGGTGATGATCTGATGGAAAACGTCACCATCTACGACACAGTAGAAAGGAAGCACGCTGGTTTCCAAAACATGCTGCAAGATCTGTGGTATGCTGGTCGAGCTCCCAAGTACTACAAGTGGGACGCTGATCATCGGGCACGGAACCACACTTATGAAGGGCTGCACGTGGCCTGGACGCATCGAGAGTGGCTGTTCGTTTTTCTCGTGCATCGAATTACCGGCTCTGGCGCATCCTTTGAGGCTGATCACGGTTACCGTAACACGATAATTCCAGAGATCGCAAAGCTAAAGACAGTAGAGGAGATGACGGATTGGATCCGCAGTTACGATGGTGTCATGTACACTTCGATCGGCAATCAGATCCCTGCTTTTCCCAAGCCTAGAAACGGTTATCGGACCGGAGGCAAAGTCTATTTTGGGGAGCATGCTCATCATCTGGTGGATGACGTATGGAAGTTTATCTTTAGAGCCACAAGCTGCAGGGGAAAGGCGACGATTCGAGAGATCGTAGACTTCATGTGCGAGTGGAACCGAGAGCACGGCATGAAGAGGTT